GAGGTGTAGAGCCTGGCGGAGGTGTTGAGCCTGGCGGAGGTGTTGAGCCTGGCGGAGGTGTAGAGCCTGGCGGAGGTGTAGAGCCTGGTGGAGGTGTTGAGCCTGGTGGAGGAGTGACTGGAGAATCAAAATCAGCACCATCAGCATCCGGATTCGCATCAGCATCCGGATTCGCATCAGCATCCGGATTCGCATCATCCGCTATATCCGCATCTTCTGGATCTCCTGGTGCGAATGCCTCGTAGATATTTTTTCCATAGTGACCTATCACTATATATCCAAAAATAGCAACGGCCACCAGAATTAATAAAGGTAAAATGTATTCTTCAATATCCATTCTACCTTTACAATTTATATATTTTTGTCGGGTTTTACATATCATTTGGTCTAAAACGAAATGAATCTGTGGATATAAAGAATGAAGGTCGGTGTAACCGTACGATTTCAGAATAGTTATTTCAGCGGATCGATTCCACAAGTTGCGTGTGCTCTCGCACGTTCGCTTGCAGGGTCGGGTCATTCCGTAACATTGTTGTATCCAAAATCCGAAACAGATTGGTTCATCGATGTTCCCGCCATGAAATCGCTTTTGCCACCACGGAAAGTTTGGGATAACAATGAGCATTACGACATGATTCTAGAAGTTGTATGGTTTATGAGCCCTGAAGACCGTGCTCGGTACGCAAAGAAATCTGTGCTCTTCTCTCACCATCCTGCGATCTTTCACGACATGGAATCATCGGTATATCCCTGGAATCCCACACAGCGTAATTTTAAAAATCTATTCGCCATTATGACTTACAATCATTATACAAAGCAAGATTATCGCTATCTAGAATTTTTGTCCGGTGTGCCCGTTATACAGATTCCGTATCTATGGGATTCAGATCCATTGGACGCATATGTGCGTGAAAGTAACATTCCTGAATGGAAAGACTCCGCGCGCCATATTGAATCGCTCATTCCTCCTGAGACTCCGAAAACACTCGCATGGTCTGCTCGTATTGTAGAAAGTAATTTTAGCAATACCAGTCATTGTGTTCTACCTCTCAATATTATAACCCAAATTCGTGTGAATGGAGATCCAGTTCGTGTGACCATACATAATGGTGACAACCTCGCAAAGAGCCAATTCTTCAACACAAATATTGTAAAAAATCTATTGTTGCCTGATATTAGTGGAAATATTGTGCCTCGTGTACGTTTGCCGGATTTGCGAAAAGAGAAAACGTTTTTTATTGCACATCAGCGATTCCGCCCTATTAAATCATATCTACTCGATGCGATGTATCTAGGTATTCCGATGATACACAATTGCGAGATGATTTGTGATTTGGGTGCTCCTTACTTCTATCATCTGAATCAGATTTCAGAGGCGTTAGCAGCATGGAAACAATTGCGGGATGATGCAGTCGCACAGAGTGGTTTTTTTGCCGAGGCCGCAGCGAACCAACGAAAATCTGCGTTAGCAAAACGATTCTCACCGATTGCGAACGCACAAGCGATTTCTGTAGCGATTCAAACTACAAAGCCAGCCGCACCACCGAAGCTTAAAATAACCGAGATGCCCGTCGACGAGACTGCTCTTCGTATCGCATTCTGTCATATGTGGGAGAATTTTCAACCAAATGATAATTTCTTTATGTATTTGCTATCGTGGATGGGTATGTCAAAAAATATCCGTGTAACCGTGGATATGCAAACACCGAATCTTGTTATCTTTGGTCCCTACAGCAACAATCAGGAGCGTCAATATCCTGGTGTTCCAAAGGTATTCTTTACGGGTGAGAATACACCTCCCCACGGAGATCCTGATATTTTCCTCAATCTCGGATTCCAATACGATACATCCGCAAAATATATACGTCTACCGCTATGGGTGTTGGAAATTAATTGGTTCGGGGGCAATCCAGATAAGATTGTCAACCCACGTCCTGTTCCGCTTGCGGATTGTATCGCCGTCAATCCTTCCATCATTGAACAGAAGAAAAAGTTCTGTGCATTTGTTGCAACGAATCCTGGTAACCAAAACCGTAATGCAGCATTTCATATTCTCAATCAATGGCGTTCCGTAGATAGCGGCGGCCGTCTGTTTTGTAATATTCCAAGTGGGCCTATTCCTGCGGGATTGGGTGGTGGCGGTGGTGAACTTGCGAAAATCGAGTTTTACAAACAATACAAATATGTAATCACGTTTGAGAATTCGTCGTCGCCTGGCTATACAACAGAAAAACTCTTCCACGCAAAAGTCGCAGGTTGTATTCCAATTTATTGGGGCGATCCGTTTGTGGATCGTGATTTCAACAGTGACGGATTCATTAATGCGAATCAAGTCGCATCACCCGCCGATTTGATAACACTTGTAAAGAAGGTGGAAGAGGATGAAGAACGTGGAAAACGTATGATGGCCGTTCCAGCATTGTCCAGTTTCAAACGGCGTTGGTGTGAGCGTACTATGGAGGAGATTGGCAAACGTATTTTCAAGACGATTCTAAATGTAACGATTGACTCGCTAAATTGGTCTACATCTGAATCGTTTGGGAAGCAATCGCTTGTTGCTCCTATCACACCCATCACGTCCCCTGTCGTACCCATTATAACGAAGCCCCGTATGTTTGTCACAGCCACCAATGCGAAATACGCCGAAGCCGCCGTGAACGCTCTTGCGTCTTTACAGCAATTCGAGCCCGCCATTGCAAAGATTGTCTATATCTGGCCAGACGTATCGACAAGTGTACAGGATGCTCTGCGGAAACACGGTGCGACTGAACTACGTATTTTCCCCACTCAGAGAGCACCCTGGCCGGATTTCTGGGAGCCGCAACATTTCGCCTGGAAACTGTGGCTTCATGTGGATGTTTTATCCAAGGCGGAACCGAATACACTGTGTCTATATTTGGATGCGGGTACGGTATTCGCATCGCCTTTCCCGTCGGTGTGGAAAATCATTGATGACAATGATATCTATCTCAACGATGATCCAGAGCAGATCAATGAGCGTTGGTGCCATCCAACATTTTGCGAGCGGCTGTCGGTTACCGACACAGAAAAGAAGGCGAATCAGATTTGGGCGGGCGGTATCGGATTCAAGGCGGGTAGCAAGTATACGGAAAGTGTCCACAAACAAGCCCTCGCAATTGCCGAGGCACAGAGGGATGTTATCGTAGGCGAAAAATGGTCACCCTATTCTGCAAATTGTATGGGACATCGGCACGACCAATCGATTCTGAGCATTCTGACGATGCGTGCGGGTTCTCCCCGCCAGCCGCTTGGAGACGTTTATTGCGACCGCTCAATGCGTACAGCAAAACAGTGGGGCACTCCGTTCTACGTACATCGTGGAAACTATCGTGATTTTGTGCCGTTTTCTGACGGTATTGGCGAAGCCTATGTGATTAATTTGGAACGTCGTACAGATCGGTTGGAAGGTTTCAAGCAGACCAATAAACAGATTAAAGCACGCACCTATTTGTGGAAAGCAACGGACGGCCGTACACTCGAATTGGACGCAAATCTCGTTCACTGTTTCCGCAACAATGATTTCAATTGGAAGAAGGCCGTTATGGGATGTGCGTTATCGCATCTGGGGCTCTGGGAAAAACTCGCCAACGATACACTCGCAAAATCCTATCTCATTATGGAAGACGATGTTGTCTTCGGAGAACGCTGGATGATTCAATGGCTACAAGCTGCATCGTCCGTGCCGGCAGATGCGGATGTCATTTATCTTGGCGGCATTCTTCCACCGAACAAAGGTATGTTCCCTACAGTGGTGGAACCGGTGAATAAGTTCTTCGCACGTATCGCCAAGAATGATCTGTTTGGAGCACCGGCACGTCGTTATTTCCATTTCTGTAATTATGCGTATGTTCTGACACAACAAGGTGCTCGCAAACTATGCGGTCTCGTTAAAGAGAAAGGTATCTTTACAAGTGGCGACCATATGATTGTAAACCACGGCGACGATTTGCTGAATATTTACTTTACAACGCCGTTGGTCGCAACATGTTTCCAGGAGAACGATCCTGTCTATCAGAAATCGGAATTTAATAATTTCAGCCGGATTGACGGATTTGACAGCGATTTATGGAACAACAATGACCGTTTCACAAAAGAAGAGGTTATGAAATGTCTAACGGCGGATATACAAACCGGTACATTTAAGGTGGAGGACAATACTCCTATACAAGTAACTAAACCAACTTCTATGCCGGAAAAAACATCCGCAGAATACGGCATAGCCCTATGGAATCGGTTTTTGAGACACATCGCCATGAAGGAAGATAAGGATATTCCAGGCTGTTTGGAAGAGATTTTCAATCTTTGGAACGCAATGAGCAGCGAAGACTTTCAAAAACAATTTAGTTGGTTCCGTATCTTTGAGCAACTTATTGTAACACGCCAAGAGACGATTATGAATCATGTTGATACGATTCGTCGGCTCATAAAAACAAACTTTAGCGAATCGCGCACACCACTCTTGGTGAAGATTCAAGAAGTTCTCTATCCAGGCGATACGCAAGTCAAGCCAGGCATTCCTCATTTTGTACAGCCACCGCAGTCGCAGCAAGAGATTTATCATCTGCCGATGATTCAGCCGAATTTCCTAGAAGACCAGTGGCTTCGCAGTCTATTTCCACAGCCGATTGTATGGAAATCACTCGATACACTTAATAGTTTAGTGTCATCCAAAACCCCTGTTTTGCTCTATCAAGCTATGCCGAACGGAAAACTCGATGTATCCGCACTCTTTTCGGAATTTGCGAAAATTCTAACGGAGAATAATAAGCAAATCACGGTTCTTCATCTCAGTGATGAATTTGGCCGAGATAATTTGGAGTTTTACAAGAGCCCTGCTATCAAACGTGTTCTCCGTAATTATTGGCGACCGGATTTGGGACTCTATGGCGATAAAGTGTACGTCATGCCGCTCGGATACACGAACAATCGCCACTCCGCACATTACCCAGAATCACCCGCCTTCAACGCACGTGAATATGTTTGGTCGTTTGCGGGATCCTTGGATCGTCCTGGACGAGAGGAAGCCATCGCAACGCTACGCAAGACAGGAACATTTTGTGAGAAGTCGAAGCCTACCTGGAGTACTCCTGCTGCGGTGGAAGCACAGGAGTACAATACAATTCTGCGGAATACGAAGTTTGTGCCGTGCTTCCGTGGCAGTGCGGCACTGGAATCCTATCGTTTCTATGAAGCACTTGAACAGGGGGCGATTCCTATTTATGTTGCGAGCGAATCGCACAATACATCGGACGAGTATCACGAACTGTTTGGAAAACATCCGTTTTTGGCGTTTCCCAGTTGGCAAACAGCTGCGGATACATTGCCACTTCTCGCATCTCAGACGGAGTTGATGGAGAAACACCGCCAGAGCCTTGTGACGTGGTGGAATGAACGGAAGGCGGAGGTACGAGCCAAGATAGCCTCCTTTGTGGCCTAAAAAAATTGACATATGGTGTGGCCACCGTATGATTGTGACAGTATCCTTTTCTTTTCTTGTCTTCTTTCTTTCAAAATGACGTGTTCCGTTTGTATGGATTCCTTCACTTCTGCGCTGCGTAAGCGGACAGATTGTTCTTATTGCGATGCGGCGATTTGCCGTGAGTGTCTCCAACAGTGTCTGCTGATGGATACCGCAACCGAGCCGGCGTGTCCGTCGTGCCGTGCGGCCTGGAGCCGTTCCTTTCTGAATGAGCAGCTTACAGCAGCATTCCGCAACAACGCCTTCAAGCTCCATCGTGAGAAGGTACTGGTAGATCGTGAACGTGCTCGCTTTCCAGAGACCCAAGAGAATGCGGCGGCGTACAAGAATGCTGTAGAGGCTCTTAAGCCGATTGACGAGTCGATTGATGTGCTGAAGAAACAGATCATTGCATTGCCATCCTATAAAGTCATGGAGGATAAAAAGAAGGTGTATCTAGATTCACGGAAGGGGCGAACATACGGTGAGTGGGTGAATGATCCGAGTTTTCGTTCTACCTATGGTGAATATGAAAAGGCCTCTACAGAGTATAGGAAAGCGAAGCTCGCAATCGCTCGTAAGATAAAGATTCTGAATAAGGGCACACGTGACAATCGCTATACTAAGTCATCGTACGGTCATATACTTGTTCCCTATGTACGACCTAATGGAGCAGCAGCAGGAGCAGTCGCAGCAGCACCTCCTCCAGAACCCGTTGTAAAAGCCATATTCGTTCAGAAGTGCCCTTCCTCAACATGCGAGGGATTTCTGAGCACGCAATGGAATTGCGGCCTCTGTAAACTCAAAGTATGTAAGGACTGCCACGAGCCCAAGAACGACGACCATGTCTGCGATCCTGAACTCGTGGAGTCCATTAAGGCTATCCGAAAGGAAGCCAAGCCGTGCCCAAAGTGTGCGTCGCTCATAAGTAAGATTGACGGCTGCGACCAGATGTGGTGTACGCAGTGTAAGACGGCCTTCAGTTGGACATCTGGCAAGATTGAGACGCACATTATTCATAATCCCCATTATTTCCAGTGGATGCGAGAGAACGGTGGCCTTCCGCGAGCACCTGGCGACGTACCCTTCAATCCGTGCGGTGGTCCCGCCGCTCTGACGGCTCGTCTCAACTCACTCCGCAATGGAGGGAACGCCGCAATTGTCGACACACTCCTAAACTATATTCGTCTCTTTCGCCATATTCAGTACGTTGAAATTCCTCACTATCGCCGCACCATCGACACCAACGAACGCGATGAGTGGCGGCGGCAACTCCGTGTTCAGCGTATGGTCAACGAGATTACTGAAAAAGATTGGAAGACCACGCTCCAGCGGAAGGAGAAGGAGACGCTCAAGATGCGTGACCGGATTCAACTGTCTGAGATGTATATCAATGCGGGAAACGATATTGTTGGGCAGATTATGACAAACGACGATGTTCAAGCGGTTTACGACCAGGTGAAGACTCTCTACGAGTTTACTGAGAAGGCGTCGCAGAAGATGGCGGCTACGTACAATTGCGTACCTCTCGATATTGATCCGTCACAGCGACTGCCGAATAACTACTGGGCATAATTATCTCCAGCATCCGCAGCACACTGTATTCTGCGACAATTTATTCCATTGCTCAATCGTATATGTATTTCCCATAGATAAATTACAACGCGAACAAATTGGTTTGAGATTTAGCAATTCCGTCGCGCCCCCTTTGGATTCGGGCTTGTTATGACCAACATGAAAATCAAAGACAGTCATACGATTCGCACACCAGTCAACAAAACATTTTGAATCAAACTTATCACCCACAGTTTTTCGCCATACTTGTTCGCGCAACGCACGAGGAATTGTGGCCTTTTTTGCGTCGGGCATAAAGAGAACGTATGTATACAACGAATAAAAGGGATATGGATTCAACTTTTACAAACTTAGAGTCTTTGTTGGCGGTTATTCAACAGTCACAGAAACCAATAGAACCAACAAAACCAGCCAAAAAAGTAAAATTTCTTCTTGTAGGAACTCATGCTCACCAAACTACCGGATACAGTAAGGTAACCTATCATATCATACAAGAACTCGCAAGGTACGATTTCATCGACCTCTATCATTTCGGATTTCAGAAATTCTTTCAGCCACCAGAAAACTATCGTAATTATCCGCCAGGTGTTCAGGTGTATGATCCAGTCATCGCCGAACGTGAGAAACGTGCGGAACCGGAAAACGGATTCGGATTTTCACAACTACCAGACTACGTCAAGACCGTTCAACCGGATATTGTTATGATTTACAACGATGCGGGTGTGATATGCCAATTCCTTAACAAACTTGCGGAGAAACTGCCTACACGCACCTATAAACTTTTCTTGTATTTGGATCAAGTGTATCCTATACAACGACCTGACTATATGGAACGTATGAACAAAGAAGCATCGCATTATTTCGTATTTACAAAGTATTGGGAGACTGTATTGCGTAAACAGGGAGTGACACAACCGATTTCTGTTTTGCGGCACGGGTTCGACGAACAGCAATTCAAGCATCTGAACCGAACAGCCATGCGTAAGAAGCACGGACTACCGGAGAATCTGTTTGTAATTCTCAATATGAATCGTAATACACCGAGGAAACGTCACGATATTGTTGTACAAGCATTCGCAGAACTCGTAGCTCGGCATCCGACAAAACCGCTTGCTCTTCTAGCGGTTTGTGATGCGGGCGAACACGGTGGGTTTCCAATTCACGAAATTTATATGCGTGAATTGGAACGACTGGGGGTTCCGCCCCAGTTTCATATTCATAAACTTATGATATCCAAAACATCTATGACGTACACGGATGAAATGGTGAATGAGCTCTATGCGATGAGTGATATTGGGATTACGGGAGCGGACGGGGAAGGATTTGGTTTGTGTCAGTTTGAAGCAATGGGTATTGGAATTCCGCAAGTCGTTCCGTACATTGGCGGATTCCGTGACTTCTGCGTCAATAAAGAGAATTCTCTCACTGTCACACCTAAATGGCGTTCGTATATTCCTCTCGCACACAGTTCGGTGGGTGGCATTATTGAAGTTATGGATCCTCATGAATTGATGTTAGCAGCCGAGGAATATTTGATGGATACAGAGATGCGTGAACAACACGGCAAGGCGGCCGAGACAACGGTAAAATCCTATGTGTGGGAAAAGGAAGTGAAATCACTTGTGGACGCCATTCGCCAGTAGAGATAAAAACGGGTCGTTTACGTTATTAAAACTAAACACATAAATACTTAACAATCCAAGAACGCAGCCAACGAGTTCACGAGTTGATAATGTTTCTTGGAAAATTACCAAACCAAGAATAGCGACCACAGTACTACTTACGACATTCCATAATACATTCATGAGTGTTAGACTTGAATATTCCAACGATTTCCATAAAATAAGGGGTTGTATACAATATAACACCATAGGTGCTACAATAAAATATGGATTCCATCCTTTGAGTATAATCTCTTTGACGGCTGCAAAGGCTGCGACGTCTACAATCGTCAATAGAGATGCGAATGCGAGAGGTACAGACCCACCCATGCTACTCGGGTGGTATAAAAAGGCGTGCCAATATAGAATGGCGACTTCGTCACATCCGCCGCTTCCGCCGCTCCAATCAGATCCAATCATACAAGTGTGGTGTATTTATGTCATTTCAAATATATATGAAGCATGTAATCAAGATGTCGCAATTACTGATAAATTGATTCGTTCGGACAATATTCGGTTTTTTCTAAAAGGCGGAAATGCTATAGCCCTTCTTTCAGGCGGCGGGGTACCGTATCCATTTACAGGTGATTTTGATTGTGAGTTATTAGTCAATCCAAACCTTCCGAAAAGCGATTTTATATCTGTGTACTACGCCCTCATTCTTAAGATTGTACAAGAATTACAAGCAGCCATTTCGGATGAGTGGTTTTACGACGAACTCTGGCAGGCTTTACACAATAACCTCCATACCCCGGCACTCTACTACGATAATACAATTCATGTACTTCGTACTCGAAGTAAGAAAGACACTACAAAAAATATCGATCGTTTAGGAGATATTATTTATGGAAGTAAACTGATAAGCGACTTTAAAATGCCGCCAAACTGTCCATTTCTGATGAGCATCATTCCTAATTTTGAATGGAACGGTAAAGAACTGGGACTCGGTGTTATTCGCATCCAAACCCGCACAGAGCCGAGAACAACATTGTTAGAAATTTCGCTGCCTAGAATTGACTATAAGTATTTACCGTTTTTGTGGGATACATATACATACACACTATACCGCAGCGAGAAAATGCAGTTTGAAGTATTGGACGCACTGAGTCAATACGTCGATTTACGGTTTGCGGCCTCTGTCAACGAACGTCCAGCGTTCAAGGACAAACGTACACGGCGTGCGAATCATATTCGTAACACTATATTGAAACCTTACCGAAACACGTTTAAAAAACGAATGAATCGTTTAGCAGAAAAAAATTACGCAATTAATGGCAAATCGTTCAAGGCGTTGATGAACGAAATATAGTGCTTTAGTCGTGCATATGATAGTGCGTGCTCACATACGCTGCCGCACGAGCCACCGGTCCATCGTAAAAGATACCTTTGATTCCGCCGTTCCGGTACCAGCGTTGAGCAAAGTCGTACTCTGCCATGACCGGAGGAGGAAATGTCTCTAATGAAAAGTTTCCAAAGGTATAAAAGGATACACGATTTATCGAGGGACGCAAAGAATATAACGGCCAATATTTGACCATTTCATCCGTATCCTTAAACGTTTTTCGTTTCACGTTTGTATCTATATCGGCTGTATGCTCAACTATACAATAGCGACTCGCACCGGCTCCAACGCACGTTTTGGGTTCACTTGTACGTTTCATCCAATCTGTATGACCGGTCTCGTTTTTAGTAAACTGAAGTTGGCTAATTTGTGTCTGTTCCATAATACGATACGCATCGCGTAGAAACGGACGTGTTGGAAACCAGGTTTCTTCCCAATGTATCCAGTATGTATAGGGTTGTATATAGTCAAAGACCATCGCACAGGATTTGGGTTGTCCCTTCTGTCCACCCGTTTTTTGAACAAATGTTATAAATGGATATCGGGATGCTATACGATTCTTCCAATCATCTTTAGGTGATTCACTGTATTCGTTAACAACGACCCATCGACCAATGCGAGCAAGTATCGTTGGATCATGGAGAGCCAATAGGCGGTCTATACCGTCGCAAAACATAGACCAACTATCACGTTTGGAATAATCAAAAAATGTTGTACATGTGAAGATAGTATCTTGACGTGTAAACAGTCCCTTGACAACGAGCAAGAGAAGAATACACAACAAACCTGCGAGAAGCAGCCTGGATGTATCCATTTACTCTTTTGCGGCATTTTTTATTCAGAGCACAAATCTTGAATCATTGTGCCGATGACATGCAATGCTTTATGTTCATTCGCAGCGGTTGTCTCCCGTTTGAGTTTGACCGTCATAAGGATAAGTTGAATTGTATCCTTCAATTCACGTCGGGTTAATGTACGATTCACACTTGCGATACGTTTTGCCATATCCGCCATATTCGCATAGGACATTGATAAATTGCGAACCACCGCACTCAGAACAGTATTACAGATGTAAGGAATTTCGGTTAACGCACGGATGCGTCGGCGTGCTTCGTGAACATCCTTCGCAGGAAGACATTTCGTCAGACGGCCGTTGTTCCAGTGTTTTTCACATAGTGGACGACCTTTGTACGCATGATCGGCTGTATGGCGACATTCTTTGCCATTCTTCTTAATGACTGTACATAGCATTTGCTAGTGTAATAAAATAAATATATATACATCAATTTTGTTTTTATCCAAAATTGATATATAAAATTCCAGGATTGTTCATTGGCGGGGGAAACCCCTTAAACGAGGATAGCCAAGTGGTTAAGGCGCGCGACTCAAGTTCGCGTAGAGAAATCTGCGTGGGTTCGAACCCCACTCCTCGTATTTTTTATACTCTTCTTTCCACGCCGTGCCTTGCGGGTTTTACGGAGTTTCCGTGACCTTCTATGTTTCACATTCTTTCGAACTCCGCCATTCTGCATAACAATATCCTCGTCATAGACATACAGTTGTCTCAGACCGCCCTGTGCCTGGTCGTCATTGAGTTCATTATCGTGTATTGTTATTTCAGCTACATAGTCCACCTCTTTCCAATCGCTGGGAACATACACAAAGTTCTGTCGGTTAAGCTCCTCGTACTTTGCATTGGGGCCAACACCCCAATGCGATGTCGCACGCTTGTATTTTGTAGCAAGTGTGACTTTGTTGTTAGATTTCCGAACAACTTGAACAATATAGTCCTCTATAAAATTACCGTTTTTGAAGTAATAGTATTTTCCTTCCTCAAGATTCTCAAAATTCACCTTATGATAATGCTCAAGTGTATCCCATAGCGGACTATTCGGGGAATGATTAAACGCAAAGTCTTCCTCCATCGTCTACTATACGAGATGAATTTTTACTTATTGCGACGGGTCTTTCGCTGAACCTTCCGCTTTTTATAGGTTGTGCGACCGACCGCACGGCGATGAATGGTCTTCACGTTGCGGCGTTTATAGGTGTGGTTTTTGTGGTTCTTGTGGTTCTTATGACCGCCTTGCTGTTGTACAATAGCGACCTGAGCTAGGTAGATTTCTGTGTATTTGAGACATACAGCAGCCCATAACTGGTTATAGTTGTTAGGTATAGGACCATTTGCACGTATAGCATCGTCCACTTCCTTCCAGTTTCTATAGACCGCAGTTCTCTTGACACCCTCAGCAACGTTAAACAATACATCATCTATACCATCACCAAAGGTGACATCTGTTTCAAGTACCCATGTAAACATATGTGCTAAAGGTCCTTCACGCTCTTTTGGTGGGTCAGCTAATCCTTGTCGTATACGAGGACGAGCGACTAATGTATTGTCGGCGGGATAGAACACGGGGAGTTGCGCAACCGGATTATTGATATTAATACCTTGTGCAGCGACCCACGCCGCCGCATTCGCCGCCGCAGGAACCGCCGCCGCAGGTGCTACAGCCGCATTCGCCACCGCAGGAACCGCCGCCGCATTCGCCGCCGCATTCGCCGCCGCAGGTGCTACCGCCGCAGGTGCTACCGCCGCTGCAGGTGCTACCGCCGCCGGAGCTACCGCCGCTGCAGGTGCTACCGCCGCCGGAGCTACCGCACCCCGTGGCAGGAGTGCACCACGAAAACCCCTTTGATCCAGTAATTGTTTGACTTTCATCATATACAGACAAATACAATCCGCAGTGATTTGATGTATAGCTGTTTTTAAATTTGCTGGATGGGGCGGAGGAGGTTGGCGTCGCTCTTCTTCTTTTAACCGACGATATATAGCATATTGAGTTACTTCCTCAACATAATCTCTTGCGTAATTGTAAATTTCGCTTCTTTGAGCATCACTAAAATTAATGCGAGCTAGTATTGGTGTTGTAAGATCAATGCCTACGCGTGTTGGAGACGACTGAAATCCGGCCGGGTCTTCGGCAAGGACTCGTGCATTAATCACAGTTTTCAAGGGTTCCGAAGTTTCGTCCGCATACACAATACCTTCAGCAGGTAGTGCTTCACCACGGTCATGCGCACGTCGCTCTCGTGCACTCATCACAACCCTCATAAGTTCATCTATTGTAAGATTTAATATACGCGCCTTTGTCATAAATCCGTTCCAATAATGGAAGACGACATTCGCATATGCTTTATCAAATGCCGGTTTATTGACTCGAAAGTCTGTTGCTTGCCAGAGTGTGTATAGAGGGCTGTGTTTTGTGGCATTGATCTGTTGTTCACCAAGTTGTCTTATACGTAGAACATTATCTTCTCCCTCCACATTCATTCCAGCATGTTCCGCAATCTGAAACTTCTCTATATCTGGTAGTGATACCGGATCTATAGGTTCTATACCCCTATTATTTAGCCATCCTGTGAGTTTCGCACGCAAAAAAGCAGGGAACCCTTCAGGATAGACAATTTCGGCACCAGGAGCAGCCGCAGGAGCAGGAGGTGCCGCTGCCACGATTGCCGCAATAGCCGCATTTTCCGCTGCATTCACCGCTGCTGCTGCGGCCGCCGCCGCATCCTCCTCTGAGACATCCTCATACGCAGGATCATTATACTTCTTAATCGCCGGCACCTTCGTATTGAACTTGCGATCGGCTGGCGGCATATCCGCAATAGCCTTGCCTCTAGCTAGGTACGCAGGGTCTTTGGCTGCCGCATCGGCCGCCAACGCCGCTGCTTCACGCTCAGCTTTAGGATTCTTGTGTCCGCCCTTCTTGTACACATCACGTACAGCCAGCATACGAGCAAACAACTCCGCACGTCCACCACCCGCACACGTGGCGTAATCCATAATCATACGACCAGGACGGGCTGGGTCTTCCCTTGTAAGAGCCGCCACAACTTTCGGTTCTGCGGATGTAATATCAAAGTGCTGATGGCGTGAGCACGGACGACCGCATTCCACACAGACCTCAAGATGTAACGGCATCTCCTCCCCATCAATGCGTTTTGCCATAGCTGTGTACTTGTCCAATATAGACTGTACAACAAATTCTTTTTGGCAATACGGTGCTTGCTCAGTGCCTAGACGTTTCGGATTTTCGTGCTCCATATACGAGCATCCGTCGCCACGGCTCATTGTCTGTAAGCAAAATGGACACATCGTCTCGTGATACTCATCGCCGTATCCTACCTCTAGAGATTTTGTATTGGGTAACGCCGCCTCATACACCGGCATAACGATGTTCAAACCGGTCTTAAAAGGTTGAGGAGCGGTAAACCGCTTGAAAAACTCATAGGAGACAATCGTTTGAATCTCCTTCATAGTAATGCTCTGCGTACAGTTCGTGGCCGGCTCAGGTTGACCACGTACAACCGGTGTAGGTTTGTGGTAGCAGGGCACGCCGTTTGCTTTATCGTGTTCCGGTAGACGTATAAACTGCTCCAAGTAGCCTTCGAGCGAATCACGTGTGGTCGCAGCATCCATAGGATGGTTATGGATATCATACAGTTGTCCGTCATCGGCGGCAAAGTCCGTGCCGGCACGAGTTGTCTGGGCTTGAAGGTAGTCCACAAAGACCATAGGTTTAGCTAGATCATGTTCAAGTCGTTGAATACGTTCTTTGAGTTGCACAATTGTTCCTCTCCATCCACGCACCTGTTCTCCCGCTTCCATAGCTCGTAAGAGTTCTTTAAAATGTTCAATTTGTTTACGATGAGTATCTAGTAATTCTTTATAGTTATAAGTAAAATAGTGATAATCTGGTGTTTTCTCTGGTTCCGTTAAGACCGCCTGTAACATACCAAACATACAACGACCAAGGATAAGTGCAGGGTCTAATGGCTTGGAAGCCAACTCGGTACCCGCAGGTTCGTACTTCGCCACGGCCAACTCGGTCAGCCTTGGCACATCCATCGACTCGCTATCATAGCCTTCGTCGTCCGGCACACTAAACCTATCAATCGAACGGTATACATAAACTGGCTTTGTGCCTGGAGTAAAGACCTGATTCGTCATGGATGATGATTTTCCAAACGGTAATACAAACTTTTTTGTATTTTCCTTTGATGATGCCAACCAGCGTGTTGCCGCACGTTGAAACCATATAGGCAACAACGCTTCACGTGCCTCTTCCTTAGAACATTTATGAAACAGTTGTAATACATCGGCTATAACGGGTAGTTTCACAGATGGTACAGCAGGGTCATACTCAATAGTAAATCCACGCTGCTGATATTTGCGAATACGGTCTTTGAGAAATGTATTGCCCTGTACAAATGTATCAATATATTCGCCCTGTAAATAACCCTTCCTTGTACGAATATGGTCGGGATGTGTCGCAAAAACATGTGTGCCATCAAACCAGACCTGGCAGAAGGTCAAATCAAAGTTGGAACACACGTCGGCCGGTGTTTTCTTAGTACGAACCGCCATCACATCCACAGACTTGTCATTTGTCGTAATAAAGGTATGAACACGACGAATACCGTTCTTGCGCAAGAACGACCGACAGTAGATAGTCGCATCAAAATGATGAAACTTGCTGAATTTCAAGGTATCGTTCACCAAAGCCGCAAGAAATCGGGGCATATTCGGTAGCGGCACATAGATGTCTAAATCCGGTGCGACACCCGATCCCGCAATGTAGTACGCCGCAATCGAGTTCAGTACGAATCCGCCCGATAGAATCGCACCAGTTTCTTTGAGAAGATTAATCAATTTAGGAGCATCGTCTCCAAGCGTTGCGGTCAGTTTCTCCAACACCATGGGTGTCCATTCGTCGACCTGGGTCATCTTATTTACGCTGTAGGTTTTTAGACAGATGAACAACCGTTCCACCATTTCGCAGATTTACACTGCCGAGCAAGATCACTATCGGGACCCCAATACGTCTTTCCACACGTCAAAAAGGATGCAACGCGAGCATATCCCCACTGTTGTTCCGTAGCACCTGGACGGTGTCCCGTACGCCATGCCGCCATACCACGGTTAAAGACAGCAAGAATAATTTTGTAAGGAATACCGGTGTGCTTTGCTTTTTGCCGGAGCGACCGTGTCTCTGTATCCGACAGTCCCATTTTACGAAATCTACGCCGCAGAGTTTGTACATACGACGACGTACGTGTTTTTACACCTTTATCAGTTTTAAATCCAACATAGGCTGAGGAATCCTTCCATCCCTTGGAACCGAAACGCCGAATTTCCCGTTCACGTTTGGCCTTCTGAGTTTTGCTCAATCCTGAATAATACCGAGATGGATGGTATTTACGGGTAGCTTTCATAACATCTAAATCGTAGATATAAAAAAAGCATAGAATGTCGAAGGCACCTCTCCGTATAGGAGTATGGTTTAATTCGTCCCATATTGCGTTTGGAGGACCCAGTCTAGTTCTTATAGGAACACTCCTTGGCTTCGCACAACAAGATGAACAACCTATTCTTTTGCTCAATGAACCTGGAGATGTAAATTGGTTTGTTGATACAACAGCGAAATTTTCCGAAGATGTCGCACGTATACCAGATGCGTATATTGGCCCCATGGTATTTGGAAACGAAGATGCGGAAATAGAGGATTATACAAAACACCATTTATGGAAATGCGGCACACATTTTCTTATACCGAGTCATTGGTATCGATGGTGGATTCAGCGAGGCCTTCCGTTTGATATTAAAGAAAAGGCTGGGAACCGTACATGTGATATATGGGGAGCGGGTGTAGATACCGATTTTTTTCGACCTATCAGCACGCCTAAAACGCAGGATTTCTTTATTTATTTCAAAAGCCAAAATTATCCGCATCTTCAAAAGGTTCATCAGTATATGTTCCACAATTACTTCCATTTCCGGGGTTCCATACTTGTATATTATCACTACGACAAGGAAATGTTACGACATCATGCGAGGTCGTCACGATTTTGTATTATGTTGGATGGAACCGAAACACAGGGATTAGCATCATTGGAGATTATGGCGTGCGATTGTCCATTATTCGTACTCGATTGTAAAAAACATTCGGGGCAGCGTTTTTCTATGGAGGGAGCAACATCCGTACCCTGTATGGATGCAACATGCGGAATGAAGTCGTCCTTGGACAATATGTCCAACGATTTTCCTACGTTTCTCGCCGCATTACCTGTGTTTCATTCACGTGATTATGTATGTGCATCGTACTCGTACAAAGCAGCGGCCGCAAATCTACTTCGTCTAATCACGGGGAAACATCATGAGTGAAAGAATCACTACAAAGAAAAGTATTGTATGCAAGAACAATCCTATCGGTGTCGGGCAGCCGCCGCTGCTCGCAATATCACCGATAATATGACCAAGCCCCCATTGAACTATTTTGTAGGTTTCGGGATTCGCAACTAAAAAGAAGACCAACGCACTATAAAAACTATATTTGGCTTTCAGAAGTATATTCATTGTCTACGTTTCCTTGTATAGGATTTGGAATTTAATTTCTTTCCTACACGGCCACCGCGTTTGGTTGCAGCGACGGGTTTGGTTAAATTGCCGAGTTTGTTGAATATCTGTTCAATAAAGGACTTTGCGTTCGCTTCGGTGACAGCCTCAAGTTTCAACATTTCGCTATTGCGTTCCAGTGCGGTTTTCAATTTCGGTAGTTTCTCAATCAAGTCCGCTGCAGCGGATTGAACAGCAGATATGTTTGGAGTTTCACTTTCATAGACATCTGCTAGTCTACGCACAGCATCTTCTGTAGCCTCTTTTGTAGTACGTTTCTCATTAGGGCTGAGTGATGTATTCAATTTGATAATATCGCCGATAGAACGCTCAAGTTGCTTCGTTGTAAATTCACCATATTGTTTCGATTTTCGTGATATTGTGAGTGCGGGTGCGGGCGGTTCTGGCGCAGGCGGTTCAGGCGCAGGCGGTTCAGGCGCAGGCGGTTCAGGCGCAGGCGGCTCAGGCGCAGGCGGCTCTGGCGCAGGAGCAGGCGGTTCAGGAGCAGGCGGTTCAGGCACAGGCGGTTCAGGCGCAGGCGGCTCAGGTGTAGGCAGCTCAGGAGCAGGCGGTGCTAGCACAGGAGCTGCGACAGGCAAAGCAGCAAGTTTCTCTTCGCAATCACGTTCCTTTTGTGCTAACGCCTCCGCACACTCACGTTCCTTTCGTGCTAACGCATCGGCACACTCACGCTCTTTCTGTGCCAACGCATCTCTATGCTCTTGATCTTTCACACGAAGAATTCGTTCATGTTCCTCCACTTTCACACGAACAGAATCAATACATTTCTGACGTTCTTCATCAACCGCATGATTAATATCTTCGCCGAATTCGTTCTGAAGACGCACAAATTCATCCATATTGTCACGTTCAATTTGCTGAATCTGTGCTTGGTACTCCGCAACACGTGCTTCGAGTTCCGCTCGTAAGCGTTCAATTTCCGCACGAAGTTGTCCAATCAATGTATTTTTATCATCGCTAGATGTATCCGCAGCCGCCAACTGTTCATCCTTGGAACGGCTTTCGGCTTCCGCAGCCGCCAACTGTTCACCCTTGGAACGGCTTTCGTCTTCCGCAGCAGCCAGGCGACGTTCCAATTCCTCGACAGCTGCCTCGTTTTCTGTCTGAGATTCCGTAAGTTGTTTACGCAACGCATCAATCGTACGCAATAATTCTTGAATACGTGCTTCCTTCGCTTCTTCAGATTCACGTAATTGGTCATTCGCATTTGTTAAAATGGTGATAGCGGCTTTCAAGCGGCTCCGTTCAAGATTGAGATGAGCTATAAGATCACGAGCCGCACGCAACTCCTCATCTAGACCATTTTTCTCCGTCTCATTCGCACCGAGACGTCTCTCTAATTCCGCAATCTCTCTACGCAGAGGCTCAACATCAACTGTCGGAGCAGCAGGACGTTGTAGGCGTTCTACAGCTTCACGAATAATACGTATATCAACCGCATAGGGGCTCGCAGCATCTATCGCACCCGCCGCCATCGCACGTAATTCTTGTATTGCACGATACAACGAAGTAATACCATTTACAAAGATGCCCTGAACCGCCGCCATGGAACGGCCCATATCTTCACGCAGATGAGAGATCTCTTCACGTATGGCTAGCAACGCAGCATCATTGTTTGTTGGAACGCAGACTTCACGCACAACATCTTTTACAGAATTAATTTCACCAAATAGCATGTCAAGACGGTTGATAAGATCCGTAGTTAAATCGCCAATAAGCCCACGTACAATACGCTCATAATCAGCAGGATGAGCACGGACTTCATCCAATTTGGATGCAAGAACACCAGCAATGGCTTCAAGTCTTGTTTGAAGTTCCGCAATACGAGTATCGTTCGCAGGTACAGTCACAGCCCCTCCTTGAGCTTCAATTAAATCGCGAAGACGATTGAATTGCATCAAAATCGATTGTGTATCAATATCTGCTCCCTGTTTTATTTGCGTCAAGGATTGTTTAAGAACCTCAAGTTGTTCCACAGTTCTGTCAACCGCACCAGGCGAAGCAGCGTGAAATTCACGTCGTACATTTTCAACAATTGTCTCAAGTGTTGGTCGTTCACCAATAAGTGTAGACAGACTATCTATTTTTCGGTCAATCTCCGTCACTTGTCCACTTATTTGGGTTTTTGCTGTATTCACAATGGTCGCTATTTCGCTTTTATCTGCGATATCACGTTGTAGTTCATCGAGTTTACGAAGAATTGCTGGATAACCAGCAGTAGGATCGACTCCTTCCAAGGCGGTCGCAATTCGCTCTCTTTGTGGGCTTGGCGGTAATTTACGTATACTATCAAGTAGTGTAATATGAGACTCCATGGATTGTTGTTTACCGGATGTATCGGATTCACGAATTTGTGTTAGAATTTCAGTTGTCTTTCGCTCAATCAGGGTTTTTACGGACTCTAAATCAATAGACGGCGACACAACAGGTGTTCCGTAGGGAACATTTGCTAAAGCGGGACTTGGTGCTGGCATTAAAGCGGGCGGTGCACTTGGTAAAGGTGGCAAAGCAGGTGCCTTCTGTAATTCATCGATCTTCGTGCGTATTATTTCAAGAATAGCTAGGACTCCGCTATTATCACATTTCACTTCGGTATGGCATGCTGTGCCGGGTGTAGATGGCGGTTGGGATACAGCCGGTGTAGGTGTCGGTATCTTGACAGGAACAAATTTCGATCCTTCCACAGGGCAACGAACTATATCGCCGGCGGCCGTAAAATCGGTGAGACCGTCGTTTTTGAGCATTTCGTCAATACGTTTTATCATCGCACGTTGGTCTGTGCGTGCGGATTTGGACGTTCCGATCGAACTATTGCTCGCCATTATTTTCGCACGCTTAAGACATAAAATCTTGCGTACTACCGGAGGTAACGGGTATTTAGGCTTTGCCGCAAACCAGTTCAAAAAGTCGGCGATTTCGGTTTTGCTAATGCCGAGATGCGGATTCACCGAAAGCAATCCTTTCGTTTTTGTAAGAATTCCTAAATCGGTCAACGCAGCCGCATCGGACGGTATATAACCGTTCGACGACTGTGTCCGTGCACTCATCGACTGCGCATCGGACAGAATATCGTATTCCAGTAATTTTGGCATACTCTATTTGGGTAGAATAAGATATTTCTATTCAAATAGCGAAGAAACGATATATTCTCTATTTTGTAAGTATAAGTGTAAATACATCACGAATTGTATTGGATACAGCCGGGGTTACGACAGGCAATGGATCGTCGGTAAAAAGAAGTGTAAATACAGCACGAATATCATCACTTGGATCCGGTTTTGGCTGTAAACCAGATATAATTTCACTATTCATAGCGGAATCAATATTCGTCATAGGTTCCGCCGTTTCACGATTTTTCTGAATACGTTGATTCGCATCGTAGCGAGCAGCCAACAAAGTCTGCCATAACACGTAGTGAACAACTTCGCACTGTTTATTCAACATTAAGTTTGTGTCGGACTGGCATGACGCAAGACCGTCAAAAAACGCAGCCAGGTAGGATTTCAAAATTCCCTCTAACTTGGAATCAATACCAAGACCTGTTAGAATTTCTTGTTCTTCGGGTAACAAAGAACCCACGCCTGTATCAAAATAGGCGATACGCCGTTTGCTGTCGTCATCGCTAACCGGCAAATGAAACGACCGGTTCGCAAGTTGGATTGTTTGAAGCATCCCTATTTAAAATGACTAGTCTTTTTCATACGATAGAACACATCCATGGCCGCCCTATCCTATACGCCTCCACCACCTGAGGCGACTTTCCCTGTTTTAGAGCGTCGTTCCGTCACCGTAAAAAATCGTGTACAGTGCCGCCAAGACCAGGTTGTTGCGTGGCTACAAGATTTTTATACAGCACCGGGCAATCTTGAGAAACTTATCTCGATTGTACAAGGTACATCGCAGGTGAGTCTCCGTCTTGTTGACTATTTTGTGACAAACTACGCAAAGAAGATGAATACAGCATTTATGCTGAACGATAAACATTTTCTAGTGTATTTTAACTATAAACGCGAACTAAATGCGTACAGCAAGCGGCTATTTGACCCCTTTTGCCGCCGCGAGAGAATTATGTTTGAAGCTCGTGACATTCCAGCCTTCGTTACAACGGTAGGACAACTGAATTTCTTTCGGTGGTTTATTGAAAAAGAGATTTACGAATATGTGTCCGTAAATCGTGAGGCCATTGAGCGTGATATGAATAGTACGCTTAAAGAACATTATTCACGGTCGACGACAAGCACAGTCGTTGAATCGCTTCCTACAACGGAAGGTACTATATCCAGTAATGGTAGTGGTAGCAGCGGCGGCAAAACGCCACGTAAAAAACGCTGTGAGCTTACAACCTCAGCGATGAAAAAGGTCAACGTCCACGAGTGCGACGTGACTGTCTCTTTTTGTTAGAGCGGCGTAGTGTGCGTCGTCGTCCACCGACAAGTTTGCGTGGATCGAGCATTTCCGGTGATTTTGTAATATAACAGTATTTCATGTCGGGAGTGCGTGGTTCTTTACATTTTTCAGAATAGTTTATGGCTGCTCCACTCTCATCACATGCGTCAATACCGAGAAAGAGTTGTGTTTGTCGGTTGAGTCCCTCACGTGTTTCTGCGTTACAACCACTTTGTAAATCCTCTAACCAACGTGGAATACTATAGTCGGTATAGAGGCGTATATTTCCCATATTTCGTAACATATCATCAAGGCTTTTTCCACGATCACCAGCCGCATAGGATACTAATTTATTCAAGCGAATGTTGAAGGGCGATAATGTGCGTGTTCCAGACTCTTCCATTAATCCGATACGCTCGTGTTCTGGAAACAGATTCAGAACTAGCGACAGTAAAAGTGACATAGTCACTGAATCGGAGGAACCATATATAACGACAGTTGGTGCAACGCCGCCATCCATACGAATATCGTGTAATCCAGTATTTTCAGGACGAAGATTGCTTGTTCGGTTGAAGAGTTGGAATTTGAAGACAAATTTATTGGCAGGAAAATATGTAGGAAGTGATGCTAATTTTAGGATTGTATACAGGATATAGTCGTGTTTTACCATTAGATGTATTTTATTGGTTTCACTTCCAACAAATTTCGGTTTATGCTCATTGTAATTAAATTCTATAAAGTTACTGCGTTGATATGTAATTATATCGGGATTTCTAAAAAGAGGTAGAAATGGTAGAAAGAACTCATTGACGATAAATTGTTTTAATCCTGGAGTCCATTTCTCCCCAAAATGATGTTGTACACTAATAAATGAATAGGGAGGAATACCAAATGCGTCAAAAAAACTAAATTCAAAGAGTGCTGGACGTTTATGTTCTACATTCTCTGAATACGTTCGTAAAACTGCGCCAAGATGCTCACGTATAGGTGCGACAGATACAGTTTTAGTTTTTTCTGATCCTCCAGAGCGACCATCCAAATTGATTTCGGGATCATAATACGTAACTGAAAAAGATTCCATACCCTATAGGGTTTTTATATTTTTTATTTTTTTATATATGCGTCCTAATGCTTGCTCACACGGCGATTCTTACGAGAGTTCTTCTCGATCAGACGCGGAGAGCGACGAACCTCCTCGGAACCGACCGACCCAGAGCTCTTCTCCACAACGTAGTCCTCAGGAAAGTACTCTGAATCGTTGTCAGAGGCCGCAGAGCAAACCGACTCCGCATAGTTGACCTTAATATTACGCGTCGCACGAACAGGGCGATTGTTGGCAGGCATGGTGTTTATGCTGTTTGCGATCGGGCAAAAGGCTGTATCAATTTTGTAAACACCTCTTAGGAATGTCCCGCAAAAATAACAATCTTGCAAAAATACTTATGAACGATCCGATCTTCCAGCAAATGTCGGAGGGGAAATTATTATGGGGCAATATTGTTGCGTTAGAGGAAAAGAAGAAATCGCCGCCGACACGTAAATCCAAGTCGCCAAAGAAAGTATCACCAAAATCCGAGTCGCCGAGTATGAATAAGAATATCTTGGAAGACTGGAGTATTCCCGACCTCACACAACGAAAAGGTATTTGGGAGCACTTTCCCGTTATTTTAGATCGTATTGGTGACCGCCACGGCAAAGAGCGTTATGCTCTTCTCTGGCATAAAACGAATCTGAAAGAGTGGAAAGAGAGCCGTTCTGCGTCCTACGAAGAATGGATGGAATACCAGGCGTATGCGGAATTCCGTCTATTCCACGCTCTCAAAGCCCATTCCCATCTGTACCGCGTTCTACCGCCGGACAATGAGAAGCAGATTGCGATTCTAGAAATGACAACGACAGCGTCGCCCAAACACAACGGTCGTCTTCCGATTCTCCGCAAACTGAACGACATCAAAGAACATTTCCCTGTTGTATGGCATTCGGTAGACGGCCGTGCGGGTAAGTCGACGTACGCACTGGAACTTCACGGTAAAAAAGTTCGTGATATTTCGACGAACGCCCGTAAAAACATGACAGCAACCATTACACATGATTTGTTAGAAGCATTACGCGCATCGCCGGCCTGGAAGGTACTGCCGTCCAAGGGCAAAGAAGTGTGCCAACTGGAGATTGTATAAATAGTACAAATAGATAGAGATGGCTACGCCAGAAGTAGAAGTATTTCGAATTTCACCGCAAATAGTTACCGAATATGAATAATATGATGCGCGTTCAAGACTGCTGCGTCACCTTTTCGAATAATTGTCGTAACAAGTTTTTGTAAATCTTGTTCGGACAACACACCGCCGTAGACTTCTTCGTACTTACGTTGGACATGTTTCGCATACGCACAAGGAATACCAAGTTCCTCACATACAATACAATGCGAATTGTATCCACGAATAACATAATAACAATAGGACTTTTCATAATCAAAGTACATCTTTTCAGAAAAGGAAGGCATCTCTCTACAGGATTCTACAAATGACCAACCGACCATCAATTTTTCAAACCTCTTTCCATATGTTTCACCTTGCGTGAATCACGTCGGCTGATACGTTGTCCACCCGCAACATGGAACAACGTATCAAGGTCTCTACGGATTTCGTCCAATTTCGCAATAGCTGCATCAATACGCATACGTGTCAAATGATTCCAATGTACCATCTGTACAAAGACTTCACTATACAGACGTTGTACAAGTTCCATAAACGTAGTAACTTTTGCCGGCGGAACAGTATATCCGCGAACAGATTCAAGATGTGTTCTCAAGACCGCACGATCGCCACTCCATCCTGGCAAATATCCATCAATAAAATAAATAAGTGTCATCGCTAAGCCGAAACTATCAAATGTATCGATTGAGACTTTACGAAATTCACGAAACCGAGGACGCGATGCGAGACTCTTGTGCGTTTCCATAAATCGTGAATGAATATCCTCTAAGGCCGTAGCCAATACATCTGTCCTCTTTAGCCAAACAGGATAGGATTGAGTCGCTTGCGATTCACGATACGAACGAGTGTACCGTTCAGCAAGCCGATTGAAATGTACGATGTCAAGCTTCTTATCAGCCTTAAAGAATTCTTCATCCCATAAACAGGTTTCCATAGGATTGCTATAGTATCCTACGCCAGTATACTTGTATAAGAACGAATCCTGTTTGTAAAACCAATCGTAGTCAATAATCGTCATTTTCCCAGAGGGAAATATCATCACATTCGGTTGTCGTATATCACCGTGTATAAACTGACCACGCCGATACGCAGCAACAGTTTCAAAGAGATGACGAACATGTTGGAAAAATATACGAGGATCCAAAGTCTGTATATGCCCCATATGTTCTCGCGAATTTTTTACATCGTATACACTCATGCCTAAATACGGCATACGTACAGGATAAATGGGAGCGGTTAAATTGTTGCCAGGATCTATATTACATTTAGGTCGCAATGTGTCGGGGATATTGCGGCGTGTAAATTTCTTTTTATATTTATGTATCGGGATGGCTACACGTGGATCAAGTCTGTATAGAGTATCGCTGTCACGTTCCGCTTTTTTGGCCTCATCCAAGTCCGAATAAATCTTCGTTACATTGTTCGGAAAATGTACGGGTCGTCCAAAGTCATCTACATTGGAGAATGCGGGTTTCACAACACAGCCGTAGGAGCCTTTGCCGAGTAAATGAACTGCGGAATTGCTAACCGACGGCATATTATTTCCGTTTCCAGATATTGGAGCGACAGCACTCGATGCCATTCTATATAGACAACTATGTAAAAAAATTGAATATATCAGTGACCACCAGATCACATAACAATCACATAACAATCATGGAGTACGCACGGAATGGAAAGCGAATTAGCGATATCGAGGATAGCTGTCGTACAATGCCGACAACGCATATTTGGAACGATCACCGTATTCCGAACGCCGACTACAGTAAGGTGAAGGAGATGATGACGGAGATGGAACAACTGTTAGAAACAGAGACATCATCCAAGTCCGCCATTCGTATTCTACAGCGTCGCCATCATCGTTCCGTGAAGCCGAGTCATTTCACGCAGGTGTATTTGGACGAGCGAGCCGCAGGGCGTATGGAACGAAACGTCAAGTTGGAGAACGCACTGATTACGAAACGCTGCCGTGGTATTTCGGGCGTTTCGGTCGTTACCATCTTCTTTTCGCCGTATCCTGAGGGACAGGCGTTCTCGTGTAAGTGGAATTGTGCGTACTGTCCGAACGAGCCTGGACAGCCTCGGTCGTATCTGTTCGGCGAACCAGGTGTCTTGCGTGCGAACCAGAATGAGTTTGATTGTGTGAAGCAGATGCTCAACCGCATTCAATCCTACAAGGTCAACGGACATCCAACGGATAAGTTTGAGGTGCTCATTCTTGGTGGTACGATTCACTCCTATCCAAAGTCGTATCTAGAGACCTTTATGCGTGATTTGTACTATGCGGCCAATATTTGTACGGATACGCCTCCCTATCGGAATCGTGAATCGCTCGCCGCCGAGAAGGCTATCAATACAGCAAGCAATCACCGTGTCATTGGGCTGACGATTGAGACTCGACCGGACTGTATTACGCCCGCCGAACTACAACATTTCCGTCGTTGGGGTGTGACCCGTGTTCAAATCGGCGTTCAGCATACGGACGACGCAATTCTACGTGCGGTGAACCGTGGTTGCTCCCATAAACATACCGTCGCAGCCATGAAACTCCTACGTGATAACTGCTTCAAGGTCGATATTCATATTATGCCAAATCTACCGACCGCAACACCCGAAAAGGACAAGGCGATGATGGATGTTGTTCTCCAGTCTCTCCATCCTGATCAAGTCAAGGTGTATCCGTGTGAAACCACGCCCTTTACGAAGATTCTGGAGGATTATAAACTCGGTAAATATGTTCCCTATGACAATGAGGCTCTAACGGATGTGGTTATCTACTGGAAGACACGTGTTCACGAGTGGATTCGCAACAATCGGATTGTACGGGATATTCCAGATACGTATATTGTGGACGGAGTCAAGTCGAGTTCGCAGCGGTGCGAGTTTCAGCAGATTATGAAGGAACGTGGTTTGACGTGCCGGTGTATTCGGTGCCGTGAGGCGGGACGTTGGCCGGATTCGGATCCCGCAACGGGCAGCTTCGTTCTCCGTTCGTATATGGCTCAGGGCGGACTGGAACACTTTCTATCGTGGGAGAACGCTGAACGCACAGTCTTGTTCGGATTTCTTCGTCTTCGTCTCACCTCCAAGAAACCCAATGAGGTATTTCCAGAACTTACGGCGTCAGCACTCATTCGTGAACTTCATGTCTATGGACGCACCGTAGGAACGGGTACGACAACGGACGAAGCGGCGGGTACAGAAACGACCGTTGCACAACATTTGGGCATCGGTCGGCGTCTTTTGGCGGAGGCGGAGAAGCTCGCACAGGAAGCCGGCTACGAACGTATTGCGGTTATTTCTGGCGTCGGCGTCCAGAATTACTATGAAAAGCGTGGATATACGATGGAAGGAGACGGCGAGTTTATGGTCAAGACCCTTGTAAAACCAGACAACCCCACAAACTATATGCCAGAATCGTACACAACAATGTATGGAATGATGGTGTTGTATATGATTATTCTAATGATTGCGGGATGGATGCAATTCCACAATCCTACGCTGCAAGTTTTGCCCAGAGCAGATTGGATGCTTTAATCTCTTTTCCGGAAAGCACGAGAATCCAGTTGAATTCGTAGCGACGCTCTAGTTGGTCACCATCAAAGGAGATAAATACTGTGTTGGGAAGCAGGGCAAGTCGTGGATCCTTGGTATCCGATGAGCGACCAAATAAGTCTTCGAGCACACGAAGTTTACCACTAGGAAGACGGCTTCCATCCGCTTCACGAATAACAGAAATACCTTTTTGCTTCTGTTCATCCCATACAGCAAGTTCGCTCCGGCGACATACAGCCGCCGACCACGCTTGAGGACCCCGTGCGACAAGTGTATTCCAGCGATCGGCGGCAAGTTTCCACGCAGGGTGACCAGCCGAGCGAGACCATGCTACGTAGGGCGAGGGTCCGGGTGCGATTGCAGTGGTCGGCGATGCGACGGGTTCTTCGGGATGAATACCGAAACAGGTTGCGTCAACATCTTTCACAAGAGGCAAGAACGAGGGACCCACGGTCAGTGTGGAGTTACCGTCCATGACAAGTCCGCCTTTTTCAGCCAATAGGTTGGAAATAGCCCATTGACGCCATAATGCGGGTGGCAAACGTAAGGCCATGGGATTCGGATTGCGAAGAACACTCATGACTTCATTGCGTCCGATGAGCGTACGAATCGCAAAATCGGCTCCCTGCGATTTAACAAGCGACTCACGAGAGACCTGTAAGTAGCCACGGTTCGGATCGGTGGAACGCCGAGCACCGAAATCCCACCAATTACGCGCATTAGGCTCCGAATCGACGAACCACCATAGAGTCGGCTTGGTCGTTAAAAAATCAACAAATGGATCCGTTGAATATCCTTTGCGGCGGTACACCGATAAGAATACCACAATCGCACACAGAGCAAGAACTGTTAGAAGTGTATATCCTGAACTCTCCATCTTACCAAGGCTTCCCAAAATTTAATTTACTATAACATAGTAAAGAAATGGATGCGTCAACATACTTAAAACTAAAGGTTCAAAGTATGACGAAATATATCCATCGTCAGACATATATTGACCAAGGAGCTCGTACAGAGATGCTCGGAAAGGCGGCCAATTCCTATTACATAAGTCCCAACGACACAGTCTCCACAGTTCGTATTGCGACCTGTAATACGAGTCGTGTTGCGTATAAAAACGATGAATCAAGTCAAGTACAACCGTTTCCCGGTTGTATTTCGTACGGCGTATGTAATCAGAACAGTCTTATTGCGTCGAATCCTACAATAACAATAGCGGGTGCTCCCTTTCCGTATGTATCGACGTCGTACGCTTCGCCGTGTAAAGTAACCCTGTATCAGGCTCCCCCATCCGCACAGGCCTCAGCAGTCGCCAATGCTGTTAAACGGGCAGACGGCTGCCCCTCATGCTAAGGGGGCTTCGCCCCCTTTCAAACCCCCTTCCTAAGGGGGGCAACCCCTTTCAAACCCCTCATACTAATGGAGCTTCAACCTCAACATGAGGGCGTTGCGGTCTCACCGCACGCCTTGGTTCGTCTTGAAACAGACTCTGAATGCTCAATAACGTTTTCTCAATAGTAAGTGACGGCGACCACGCTCTTGATAATATATCTAAACAAATACGACCATTGTGAACGTATCGGTTACGAAACTCACTAACAACCTTGACACTTGGAGGTTTGAACGGATACTCTTCCGATACGTTGACCTCCAGTTGAATCTCCTGTGCGCCCGACAATTTCATGGTTACATCCCATATATACGCATTCTCTTCACGAGGGGAACATTGTATTGTATCAATTGGCGACTTGCGAATATCTTGTATCTCCTTAAGTATACGACGGTGAGTCATCTCTGTACAATCCGTACACAGATGGCTTACAACTTCAATTTTTCCACAACCCTATTCTAATTCACGCATGGCGATACGCCGGCGTGCTTCGGCCTCGAGTCTATCTGTATGTTCCAAGGCCGCATCTAGGAAAATCCATCCATCCTTTACATAGTTGAATACACGACGGCGAAATAGATCCGTGACATTTTGCCAACAGTCGTCGTCCGACATATCCGGTCGCACATGTTTTTGATAGTGATAACACCTATCCACTCGATACGCCTCGAGTAGATCGGCGTGACGAACAATATGATAGACGGCCTGCCAACGTCCGTGGTCGGGATAGACGATTTCACCATCGACCATCGCCGCCCGCAATTTACTATAGGACATTGTCGTTATAATGTGAATAATAACATTCGCCAGATCCACTGGCCAGTCATTCTCACATAACCAGGTGTGTATACGACGACTCGCCACACGCACGTCCGTATATTTCGCATCACACATATCATGAAGTGCGACCGCATACACCGCAATTCGCCGGCCGTCTTCGGTTATACTCGGATCCGCATCGGCGAGGCGATGTACCCATTCAACACAACGAATGGAATGTTGGAGGTCATGGCTTGCATCAATCTTGTACTCTTTACACAACGAGTCTATGAAATCATAGAGCGTCTTCATTGATGCTCTATTAGATGCGCACATTTTAATTTCAACTTTTTCACGCAGTCAACCGCCGTATCTGTTCGGTAACAGTCGCAAGTTCCACATTTAATTCCGTTGTATTACGTTTTCCCTTTTTGAGCGTCATACGGTCTATTTTGAGTTTATCACGACGGCGTTTGAGAGCCGTCAACTCACGCTCTCGTCCTTCTTTTTCCGCCACCGCCGCAGTCTCTGCAGCACGTCGTGTGGACTCCTCTATATCGCCGTAAATGCGAGCCATATTCGCATCCATATACTTTGTCGCAAATACCGGCTCACCGGATGGCGGTGTATAGGAGCCAAGTATATCCAGAAGCGGTAAAAGTTTACGCATTAGCGGAGCAAACAAAACATCCGATTCATGATTGTAAGAAGCATAGGTTTCACGTAAGAGGGCGGCAAGTTGGTCGTATTTGAGGACAATAGAGGTATCCATAGACAATCCTTTTGCGGCTCGGAACGCACGAATCGCCTTCATATTGACGGCTCCCTCAGAATCATTTGTATGTCCAGATTCGCTAATCGCACGCACCAACGCCATACTTGGTTTAGTTGTCTTTGGGTCGTCATCATTCCATGCGGATTCGAGCCGAGTCGCTTCTTTTAAAGAGCGGCATGCGTTAAACAAAATAATAACGGGTGTACCGTCCTTTGACGAAAGATGGTCTACAACATCGTAAAGGGAATACTCATACTTTCCCGTGTCAAGAATTGTTTTACTCATTGAATTTTCAGGAATGACAGGCAACAAGAATTTTATAATATTCCTACATTGTTCTCGTGTAAGATCTCCGTTCACAAGACCTGCGTACGGTCGCAGCACCTCTTTATAGGGATCGCCGAATGAGCGTAAATAATCCAACAGTGTCATACAATAATTTTGTATTATATAGGAATTGTTTGGTACATAAAAGTATCTCCGTGTAACCAAATCATATTGTCGTATCAAATCAACCCATAAGAGACGGAAGTAGTTGTTTTTTGCGTCTCCATCCGCAATCGCATTGTTCAAAAAAGGTAGTTTTTCCAAGGAACCCGGTTGAAAGGTGCCTACAAACCCAAACGGGAATTCGGCGGAGGTTGTGCGTAAAAAGGAGTGTACGCCGCTAAGCAAAGGGCTGAACGCAAATACATGAATAGGAACTATATCACCTGGTTCATAAACAGTGAAGGGTGCTCCTTTGGATGTATTCATTCCACCTTTTACAAACCGTGAACGAAACTGTTTCGCACCTTCTTCGGGCGATTCAAAAATAGATTGGGAAACCACATCGGATGTTGTGGTTCGTACACCGCATGTATTCGGCATAAGTAAGTAGACATTTTCCGGCACTATATAATAATATTCAGGTGTTATGGTTCCGTGTGCGTTAAGAACACGTAAATGAAACTCGTCCATTGGATTCATAGGAGTGCGGTAACTTCCGCCTTTACGCTTTCGTGTGTGTCTCATTCTCCTTGATAAGGGCTATGGTTTTTGTGGTATTCGTGGTTGTCTGCTTGAGTTTTTCTAAATATAGAATGCCGTCCATAAGTTCCTCTTGAGCGTGCGTAATCCAGTCGGATAGACCTAAATCGGTGCGGTCAAGTGTTGTGCCGTATTTGGCTTGACCGACCGCCGAACGTTCCAGAAACTTACGTACAACTGCGTCCACTATAGAATCTCCACAGGATGCCATTCTATCAAAGCAAACTATCAACACTCAGAACCGTCATTTTTTATATACTCCCTCTTTAGGAACAATGACGAGTCCCGAAAGCCACGACTCGAAACTGCCTACAATTACATGGGACGCATCCATTGATGTATTATTGTCCAAGTGGTGCGACCAAGCGAAATGTTTCGAATGGATGCATACAGAAGCATATTCACTATATCATACACGCTCACGGCAACTTATAATTACAACAAATATATTGTCGGCTCTTTCTGGATTGTCCAATATTATTGCGGGCGGTACGGACATCAATGGATTTCAACTTGCATGGTTTTTCGGTTCGCTAACCATTATTGTCAGTATGACAACCATGCTACAAGAAAAACTTGCGTTCGCATCCATGGCCACAGAATTTCAACACTATTCGACGACATGGGGTATTGTACGCCGTAAATTAGAAGAACAACTGGCGATTCCGCCGGCGTCTAGGAAAGATTGTGCGACGTTCATGAAGTATATTCGTCAGGATATCAATCAAGTCTCCATTGATGGAAACGCAAAGATACCTAAACATATTCGGAAAGCCTGCTATGATAAGTTCAGTCATATTCCAGAGTTTGATGTGCCGGATGTTTGTGGAGAATTGGAACATACAAAGACATATTTTCAAGGTGACCACGTAACGATACCTTTATTGATACACAACTAAGGACATAAAGAAATCAAGCATAATTCTGTAAGGGTGGATGAGCACAGAGACGATTCCACTACCACCTATGTGGCCAAGACCACTTCTTCCAAATCCTTCCCTGACCACATTATTGCTCGCACTTCCACAACTTCTTGCGAACACATATTTTATGCGTTGTATGTCACAGAAACGTTTGCCTGTGCTTCCAGCAGAAATAACAAAAACGTGTAGTACAAGTTGTGGTCATTCGGCAAATTATGATACAATTATGAATATGTTTGAAACGCAGACACCTTGCGACATATGTCAGACTCCGTATGAATGGGTTACACGGTTACGTGTCTAGAAGAGTCCTCGTCGAGCAATCGGTCGTGTTAGACGACTTGTTGTATTCAAGCGACGTGTAGCACGATTACGCATGAGCAATTGATTCACCGGAGTCGCCATTTTCGCAAGAGATGCTTTATACTGTTCCATATGCGACGGAGTTGTAATCGCCAATTATGACGCATGTTCCAGAGAACGATTCGCATTCTTCACAGTCGCACGTTGAACAGCGGGTAATCGCATATTTTTGTGTGTAACATTGGATGATTTAGACATCGTAAAGTGCTTTGGCTGATTCGCCTGGGCGTTGACTGTGCGAGCCATATTCGGGAAGACATTCGTCCCGCCGTAATTGATGGCGACGTTATTGTTTCGGCGAGACAATCGGCGGCGAGACATACGACGAGACATACGCCGACCTCCAAACGCAGGAGACCGAAGAGCGTTTGCAACAAGGCTATGATTAAACTGTGGTTTACTGTTCGGAATATTTTTGCCGCCCATTTACAATAACAGATGATTTTAGTTTTACCCCTTAGTCTAAACTCATCTCATCGATAAACTCATTAGAATGGCTGCCCCTGCATGTAAAGAATGTGTATGGAAAGCGGCCGATGAAATTGGCTCCGTTGAAGTGCTCGGTGTATTTGGCGACGATAAAACGGTCGTCAACGCAGCACGTGTATCTTTTAATAAGACTGTCGATACGATGGAGGAACGTGACGAAAAACTCGTTACGTATTTAGCAAAGCATCATCACATCAGTCCTTTTTTTCATCCGCAAATTCAGTTGCGGATTAAAATGCCGATTTTCGTCGCCCGTGAATGGTTCCGCCACACTGTCGGATTCGCACGTAACGAGGTGTCACGACGCTACGTAGACACGACACCCGAACTCTGGTATCCGCAACCCGACTGCTTGCGTGCTCGTGATCCGAAACTCAAACAGGGTAGCAAAGAAACACCGGTTGAGGGAGCCGACGATATCGTAAAGGAAATCAAGCAGCATGGAGCAGATTGTTTGAAGTTGTATGATTCCCTGCTCCAACGTCAAGTCGCTCCAGAAATCGCACGAGCGGTTCTGCCACAAGGAATGTATACGGAATTTATTGAAACGGCGAGTCTCGCAGCCTACGCCCGTCTATGGGAACTGCGTACAGATAGCGGAGCACAACGGGAGATTCAGGAGTACGCACGGGCGATTGAACGGCTGCTTTTGCCCTATTTTCCGGTAGCGTGGAAAGCACTTACGGCGACGAATGAGTAGGTCTCCGGTATACATACGTATTTTATTTATAACGATACATCTAGCCTTCGTGCGTTTAATATATTTTCTTTAAATAGAAACAAATGCCACCGGTTCTAGACTACACGATAAACTCCGTCACTTTTAGTGGTCTTAACATTACAGTCGCTAGTTTAGATGGAGATAATTCGCCAACAAATACTATTTTTGTAAGAATTTCGGTTAACGGTCCACCAAGCGATCCTGGTACAGGACAATGGACGGGAGATATGACTGTACCACTTGTTTTAGGTTCACATTTTTATTCGTGGAATGATTTAGTTGGCTATGATCCCCATAATGATCCGGTGGTTCCCCCTACTCCTGGTAATGAAACGATGTTAGGAATACAAGATGCAATGGCTGGTGGAGCAGAAACATCGCCTACAAGTTATCCTGGTGGGCTTTCATATTTCCCGTGGCCAGGAACAGGAGGTGGAG